AGCTTTTTCTTCTCAACCATCAAATTAACTGCTTCAACATTTGTTTCAAGACCAGCTGGTTTTAAAAGATTTGTAGCACCTTGTATATCTCTAAAGTTTTTTCTAATGTTATTACCCTCTAACATAGTTATATCACCTGCTGCAATCTTTGAATTTACTTCGCCTTCTAATCTGTATTCTGAACCAGGTACTTGAGCAAATAATATTTGAGCTTCGTTTATATTAGTATTTATAGGATTTTCAACATCAACATCAGCTTGCGTTTCTACTTGATCAAATGGATCATTTTTATAAAGCTCAAAAGAGTTTTCTTGATTAACCTCTTTTAAAATACTATTTTGTGCATTTTCTCTTACGGTTTGTGTAACTATATTTATACCGCTACCGCTACCGGTTACAAGACCACCTGAAGTACCTCCAATAAGTGTTGCTTCAATAACTTCTTTTAATGCCTCTGAAAATTCTATTTCTTTACCTTGTACAATAAATTCAGATAATTTTTCAATTGTTGATTGTAGTCCTTCTGTACCTCCTTCACCACCTACGCCTATCATAACTTTATTTAAGTAAGATTTTAAACCTTTTTCAACAACTTCTTTTGTTTGACCTTTAGCTGCGGCAAAAAATTCTCTACCTATTTTACCAGAAAATCTTTCAAGAACACTATTAACAGTACCAACTACTAAAGAATGAGCTAGGTTACGACCATTTATATCACCAGCTGCTATTACTTTTTGTAACTCTTTTACTTGTTCCTCATAATTTTCTGCTTGAGGATCTAATTTTTGAAGTTGATTAAAAGCTTCTGAAGCTGCGTTATTGTTTTCGTATTCAGTATTTGTGGCTGTACTAGCACCTATAGCTATTAATCCCACAGGAACACCTGTAGCACTTAAACTTGAAACAACCATATATGGTAATGATTTTACAGTTTCATTTGTAAGTCTAGCGCCAACATCCATAACATCATTAAAATTAAAACCACCAGTAGTCATGTTGTCTAACATACCACCTCTATATTGATATGCAGATTCAGTTATATTATCTGCAGTTTCTCTAATAACATTAGATATATCAGGAGCGATATTAGCAAGCATTATACCACTAACTGAAGTACCAAAACTTAATTTAGAAGCTCCCAGCATGTTTAATGCTTTAGTTTCAGCTACAGTATCACCAGCATACTTCTCTTCAATAGCTTGAACTTCATCTGGAAAAAATGTTTGTAAAAGAAGTTTATTTACATATCCTGGTGTATCAACTAAACCAGCTGCTATATCTAAAACAGTACCAGTAAATCCTTTTATTAAATCGCCATAGTATTTAGCATCAGTAAAACCAGGAGCGTATTTAGCGTCCCATATAGCTTGATCTGCAGTGCTATAATCTTCTTGTAATGCAGATAATGATTTTACTCTTTTTAATATTATTTCTCTATCTTTTTCTGATATATTAGGATTTTTTAAAACTTGTCTATAAGCAAATATTTTTTCAGCTAAATCGTGCTCTGCATTTTCTGGAACATCAAATGGTTTTAAATTACCTTTTTCAGATTCATCTTTATATTTTTTATAATAATTTAATATATTAGCATATTCGCTTAACTTTTTGTTTCCTAATACTTCTTCTAGCTCATCATCTGATAAATTTTCAGGATTTTCATACCAGTCTAGATTTACTTCATCAGGATCAATACCTGTCTTTTCTATTATAAGTTTTCTTAATTTTTCAACACTGTTTTCTTTATTGTTTAAATAATTAAACAAATGTGGATTACTTTTAATAAATATTTGTTCTTCTTCAGGAGCTCTACTTAAATCAAATAATTTTACTGTACTTTTTTCTAATCCTTCATCAGAAATATCTACTAGCTCTGTATAAAGTTTACTAGCGTCTATAAGTTCTGGCTTTTTTTCTCTAATATCTTTTAGTAAATCTCTAATTGTTTGATTAGCTGTTTTATTACCAAACGTAGCTTTACTTACAATATCAAATAAATTATAAGGAACATCTAAACCTACTTGTTTTGCTAATCCTGTTAATTCATCAGTTTTAGCTTGTATAGCCTCATCGTATTCATTTCTAGCTTTAGTATATTCTTCACCTCCAACATTTGCTGCATCTGATAATTTCTGAGCCGCTTCTGTTGGATAAAAACTATAATCTATTCTAGTAGTTGTATCTTCATCTGAAGGTAATGATGTTTGAGAATATGGATCACTAGCTCCAGTCGCATCCATTAATGCTTCTTCTTCTGCTTCTTCAAACTCTTCTAAAGTTGTATCACCTAATACTACTGGTTCTAGTTCTGTTTGAACCGTATACTCATCGTCTACAAAAGCGGGTTCATCTTTATCACCAGTTAAAATTACTTCTTCACCATCACGTACTTGAATCTCTGTTTTTTTACCCCCAAGATCTAAATATTCTTTAGAGGTTTTAAACACAGCAATCTGCTCTTGAAGAAAATCTTCAGGAGGTGCTGAAGTAGGATAAGATCTATCAGCTTCTGATAACGTACCGTCTTGTATCTGAGCATTTTCTTGCTCATGCTTTTTAGCATATTCATTTTTTACCTGCTGTATAAATATACTTAAAAGCTGTTTCTGTTGTCTATTCATTAGTTTTAGCTGCTGCTCTTTTTGAAGCCATATTATTTAAAACTTCATCATAAAATAATTGATTCTTTTTACTAAGTTTTGAACCTATGTTTTTTAATTGATCTGTTGTTGTTTCTACTGTAATGTCTTGTATAGCACCTGCTGCTCCTTCTGGAATAATATTTTTAGTAAAATCTTTTAAATAATTATCGAAAAAATACTCTTTATATCCTTCATAAAAATCTCTTTTATGTTTAGCGTCTAAAGGTAAAATATCATAAGACCAACTGTTATCTCCAGCTGTTTTATCTATTTCTCTTTGAGCATCTTCTTCACCTGTTATTTTAGAACCAATAAACATGTTCCATGCAGCAACAGCGCTGCTTTCGTTTTCCATTATACCTGCTATTTCAGCTCTTAAAAACGGATCAACTTTTTGTAATATTTTATCTTTATCAAATTTATGAATTTTTCTTTTTTGTTTTTCATTTATTTGAACTTCTTCTAAATCAAACTCGCCACTTGGTGTTCTTAACGCGTAAGTTTCAATATCTAATTTAGCATTAGGTTTTAGTTCTTTATCACCAATCATTTCATCATCAAACAAACCTGAACTTGCTGCAATAGCTTTCATATCTGTAGGTATATCAGGTGTAACTGACACAGGCTCTATACCTGCTTCTAACATATCATTTAACGAAGAACTATTTACTCTAAATTCACCACCATCAAATGGTTTACCAAACGCTATCAAATCTTGAGAACCATCTTCATTTATTTTCATCTCTATACTATAACCTTGATTTTCACCAAAACCTGGAGCTCCTTTAAATATTTTATTTAACAAAGCCCACTCATAATTATTATTAGGATCGTAATATTTTTCTTCAGTACCGTCAAATACAGAGTATAAATTTTCTAAAAACGTTTTAGTTACACCAGGCGCTTGATCTAAAGCTCTTAATCTGTTTTGAGCTACTTGACCTTCTGGACCTGTCATTTTACCAGATTTTAAAGCTTGTGTTAAATCAGCATATTCTTGACTAGTACCCTCATACATAGCATCTACCGCTGGCGTGTTTTGATTACTACCACCATTTATAGGCTGCTTAAACGCATCTATTTTAAAACCAATAGCATCGCTTTGAGAATATTCTTTTAATATTTTATTTACGTATTTATTATCTAGTCTCATATTATTACTATTTACCTATTTCAGCTATACCTATTTTTGCTAAACTACCTAACATACCTGTTAATGCACCGCTTTGATCAGCTTTTGCTTGCGCCATTTGATTTTGTGCATTTTGTAATTGAGCAGCAACTCTATTAATCTTACCTTGCTCTCTAGATTCCCTAGCATTAAACGCAAACATACGTCCTTGAGCTTGATTATCTTGAAACCTACCTGTTTCACTTATAGCTAATTGTTGTACTCTTTGTTGTTCAGCCATCTTTTTAGATTGTAATTCAGATTCACCTTGAGCTCTTAATTTTTCATTATCAGCTTCTTGTCTTTCAATATCTGCTGCTACTTCTTTTTTAGATTTTAAAGCAGCTTGAGCTAAAGCAGTTGCACCACCAGCACCAGCACCTGTAGCTCTTAATGTATCTAATGTATTCGCTAATGCTATATCAGCTTCTTCTGCTTTCATTTCGGCAGCTTGTGTAGCTACTCCTAAGTTAGCATAAGGATTACTTAATTGTCCTGATAGATCTTGCGCCATACTAGCTAAATTAGTTGCTTGATCAAAAGGATTTATTATAGCTTGCCTATTGTTTTCTAAATCTGTTAGTTTTCTTTGTAGAGCTCTAGCTTTTCTAGCGGCTGCTCTAGCTCTACGTCTAGCTGCACCACCACCTATTAGCCCTCCAATGACACTAACGCCTGCTGATATTAAAGCTGGACCTGGCATATTATTGAGTATTAGTTGTTATATATTCAGAACCTACGGCAAATAATTGTTTTAAACCACCATTATCTGTAGTAGCATCAGTACTTAATGTAACAGTAGCGTAGTAAGCTTTTATACCTGTCATTGAGTTACCAAATACTACTTCACCCGCCATAGGAGTTGAAGTATTGTTTATTATTGAAGCTTGATAATTATTTTGTTTTCTATAAAAACCAGCTCTATATTGTATATTGTTTTCTACGTAAGCGCCTTCATCATAACTATATATTCTAGCACCAGTGTCAGCATGATTACTACCAGCTGGTGTAGCACCAGTATTTTCAGATATAATAGAAGTCGCTTCCCAACCATTACTACCCTCGTAGTTAACAGTCTTAAATGTTTTCATTGTTTGTGGCTCTGGATTAAATATAAACTTAATCTGAGAAGGTTCTTTAGTTGTATAAAAATTATTTCTATCAGTATTAGTATAATGTTTGTATACCTTGGAGCCAAAGGCTGTATAATATTGTCCTTGTAAACTAAATATTTGATCTGGTTTGTATTTAAAGAAACTAGTCCAACCTTGTATTTTAGAATCGTATGCTAATGTTTTATAACCAGAATTATCACTATCATTAAATTTATAATTTGTACCTTGTAAAGATAATACATAGTTATTATTATATATATCATATCCACCAACTGCTTTACCCGTTGATGATAAACCTATAGCTGCTAGTTGATCTCTAAAAAAGTCAGTCATACCTGCACTAGATATTTCTTCAATTTGATTACCAGCTAATTTTAATACAGCGTTTCTTGATCTATCAGTAAAATATTTATCATAACCATAATAAGCAAATGATTCAGGATTTTGACTAATACCCCAGTTACCTAATATAGGTGTTATTTGACCTATTACAATATTAGCAGTTGTAGAAACAGCACCACCTTCCGCGGTAAATATAGCGTCTTTATCTATTAAAGCTACGTTTACTTTTCGCTCTTGGAATATAGTTAAATTAGTATCTTCAGCAAATAGTTTTTGTATAGATCCACCAACAGGATCAACAGATCTTGTTATTTCTTCAGCAACACTAAATTGATTAGTTTGATTTATACCTGTTCTAGAATTAAATATACCCGAGTATATTAAAGAATTTTGTCTTCTAGTTTGTTTGTCTTGTTCTTCAACTATATATGCTTTTACTCCAAAATCTACACTAGTGTTATTATAACCACCTCTAATTCTAGACTCTTCTATATACCAGTCTTGATCTTGATCTGCAGTAGGTCCTGGCCATTGTGGATTAGTAGCTGGATTACCAACAGCAACTATCACACTACCTGGATCAGAGTTTTGTAACTTCTTCACATAAAATGAGTTAAAATATGATATTTCTAGAGTTACAGGCATATTATTAGTATTACTTGTTTTTATTAATTATTACAATGGTCCAGCGCTACAGTTACTATTACCATAAGTAGCATCTCCAAATACTACTTTAAAGTTTGCCGCACCACCATTACCACAAGGTTCACCGCCAACTCTGTTGTTAAATATTCTATATTCACCTACAGCATCTACATCATAAGTAACAGACATAGGAAAACCGTTGCTAGCAGATAACTGTTGATTATATTGAATAGTATTACCTGCTGTATCAGTTGCGTTTGTCCAAGAGCCAGTTGGATTTATTGTTCTATATTGTAAACTTACAAATGTAGTAGCTGTGCCAGTTCCTGAAGTTACAGTTAACGTAGGTTGTAATCTAAGTACTCCTTGTGTTAACGCACCTGTTGATGATCCAGCAGCTGCATTAGCTCTTACATTATATCTTTTAATAGTTGTACTACCTGGTATGTAGTTTTCACTAACTCCATTACCAGTTAAGGTAAGACTATTAGAAAGAACGTCACTACCAGCTGGATTAGTAGCGGTTTTTAAAAATAAATATTGTATTGATTCACCACAATTAGCCTGCGCAGCTCCTTGCTGTCCATTACATATTGCTTGAGGAACATGTTGAGTACCAGCTGTAAATGTAATACTACATAGACTATGTTCGCCATTACCAGCTACGTCTGTTAATCTTGTCACTACTGTATAAGTAGTATTTTGAACTAATTGACCTACACCAGCAGTCATAACACCCGCGCTGCTTACGCTAAATATGTTTTGTATAGCAGCTGAATTTGAAGAATCTAAACTATATACTAGTTCTCTAGTGTTATTAGCAGGTGTACCAGTAGTATCAACACTACCATTAGTTCCACCTGTAAATGTTTTTATTGTTGTGGTTCCTGTAGTTATCGATCCAGCAGTTGGATTAGTACAATTACCAAATGTTGGTACGCAGTTTTGCAAAGTAGCAGTTAATCCAGATACAGTAGAATTGTAATCATTAGCTCCATCGTTATAATCAACAGTAAATGTAAAAGTATAAATATCTGTTGAATTACCTGGGTCTGCAGATGTAGTGCTATACCAAAAATATTTATCAGCACCACCAGCGGCAGCTGAATTAGTAAATATTTGAAACTCTTTATTTGCTCCTACAGGTCCGACTAATCTAAATAAATTTTCATTAGTTCTATCTGCGCCTGTTTGATCAACAACTTGTAATATACTAGCTGTAATAGTACCTGTTGTTATCTGAGCGCCTGCACCATCAATAAAATTCCAATTAGTACCAGTTGTAACTTGCGTTACATCGTTCCAAGCACCTAACTGTTGTCCTGGATTAGAGTTTTCACCAAAATCTAAATTTGAAACTTCTGTATTAACAGCACCACCAAACTGAGAATTTATAACTTCATTTAATCTAGATATTAATCCTACTTGATTTGTTTCATAAAACAAACCTAATCTTGAAAATGAAGGTCTAGTTTCTGCGATACTTAAAAACGGTTGCATGGTAATTAAATTAGCACCACTTGTATTAGCGGTACACTCAGCGCCAACTTGACCAGGAACTGTAGATGTAGCAAGTAGTGGATTACCACCGTTTTCAGTAGTATCAAACTTCATTACAAACGGATTTAAATCTGAATTATAAAAAGGTTGTATACCTGGAGACGGTCCCCATGGTATTGAACCTATAGCTACAGGTGTTTGTAAATTAGCAACACTTGTATCTACACCTGTTGCACCATAAGGTCCTTCTGGCGCATCTGCTACAAAAGGTATTGCAGCGACTTCTAAATCTCTTACCGTACCAATAGCTAAAACTTCTTGTGATAAAAAGTTAGGATAATATTGATTATTCCAAGGTTCATCTGTTTGAGGAAAACCAGCTGGTCTACCAGCTCTATTGTTTATATTAGGATTGTTTACTCTAATAGTTATTGTTTCACTACTAGCAAAGTCTGTATCATTAGGTCCTACTTCTTGTAAATCTCTTGGTACTTTGTTTATATTATCACTTAATAATATAGAATAAGCATATTTTTCTGCTTCAGTATTACCACTTTTTATAGGATCACCTGACACAAATCCAGGTAAATAAACATTATAATATTCTTGCTCTTGTTGTTTTACAACTATTTTATATGAATACCAACCAAGCGGATTAGTTGCGCTATATATTCCAGGTTCACCAGCAGCTGTAGGCGGGTTTGCTACTACTGCTATTTGAGTATTTAATCTAATATTTAAAGCATCACCTATCCAATCAAATACAGGTTCAGCACCACCGCTAGCTGCTTCAGCTCTAGTTTTATAAGGAGCAAAAACAGTAGAACCTTCAGTTGTAGGATCATTATCATAGGAAGATAATATAACATCTGATTGTCTTCCATATCTATCAGCTAATATAAAACCTACTTGATAAGTTCTATTATGTTTTAATGTATGATATGGATATTCTACTAAGTTATTAAATTTAGCAGATTTTTCTTGTACACTAACACTGTAATCTATAGAATCAGGACCAGTATGCTTATCTACATAATTACCATAAACAACTCTATTGCTTATTAATTCTTGACCTAATGCTTTTATAGGAACTTTATCATATACTCTAGTAGTTTGACCCTCAGGTAATGTTTTATACGGTTTAGAAGATTTATATTGATATTCATAATAATACCAATTTATATCTCCATAGACTAAATCATCAGGTCTCATGTTGCCAAAATCTGTATTTTGAGATAAACTACTAATTTCTATAGTATCTAACACTTGTACAGCTAAAGCATCTGATTCTTTATATAAAATATCTATTGCTTTTACTTTTAAAGTATTTTGTAATATAGAAGGAAAACGATAATATACTGGTATTCTTAATTTTATATTATCTACATTGTTTTCAAACCATGAAACTATAGTAGATTTATAAGTGTTATCCATATCACCTATTAAAGTACTTTTTTCAGGATCTGCTTTAGGGCCAGCACCAAACTCGCTATGTTGTTTAGGTACAAAAACAACTTGAGAAAAAGGTGCCATTAAAGAATATTCATTGTCTTCAAACTGAAACCTATAACTAAATCTTACAAATTTATCATCTAATAAAGCAGCATCACCTTTCCAATTAGCTTCGTAAAAAGGATTATCACCAATACGTAACTCTAAACCAGCGGGCGAAGGTTGAGCAAATGTCATTGTTTTTGAAACAGTTATAACATATTGCCAAGAAGTAAGTGTTGCATAATTAGCACCTACAGCAACTATAGTTGTTCCAGTAGGTATATTTGATTCTTGACCAGCTGTGGTACAAACAACAAAATCTCCTACTCGTGGTGGTGGATTAGTACGCGCCATTGTAAAAGTTATAGTTTTAGCAGCGTTATCAATTGCACCACCGCCTAATCCAGCTACTTCAACATAATTATCTACATACGGATTAGATTTATTTTGAGCTGTAATTCTTAAAAAATCTATTTCTTCTGAAGCATTTGCTATAGTAACATTTTTAGATAATATAACTGTTGTAGCATCAACAATACCTATTACCTTAATTAAATCTGTTATATCATTTATAGCGTTAAAAGTAGTTCCTCTTTCATGATTTACTAATACATCTCCTATTTGTATATTACTAGTATTACCAGATATAACTATTGTATTATTATTAGTTACAGCGCCGTTTAAAGTTGTTCTGTATTCTTGATATATTTTTATTTTATCCCATGGATAAAATTTAGCTACAGATATTTGATCTTCGGAACTATAATGACTACTATCATTGTAAGCTTTAGTTACATTTATTCTTCTAGGTTGATTTAAATTATCTGTAAAAAATAATAATTCTTGTACTAAATTAGCTCCATGTATCGGAAACGACTGATTAAAATTTAAAAAATGACCTGAAACTAAAGTTGTTAAATTATTAGCATCTACATCATATCTATATATTCCCATATTTGCAGCAGCAGTAGCTCTAACACCAGCTGCACTATTATAGTCTGTAGCAAAAACATATATTATATTTTCACTTTCATTAGTAACATAACCTATTATTTTTTTACTACCACCAGTATCAAATAATTCTGTATTACCTAACACATTTTCAAACTCACCTACAGTATCACTTTCAGATCTACTAATCTGTAAGTTTATGGCTTCTCTATATTCACCGTTAGGTACAATACGAGAGTCAAGATCTTGATTCATTTTACCTTTTAAAAAGGTATTTTTAATCTGTGCCATGTATTAGTGTTTTATCCATTTAGATTTATTACGCATAACTTGTACGATTTCATCTAGTTTAATATTAGATAATCTAATTTTTGCATTACGTAACGCAGCGTATCTTTGTTTTTTATATTGTGGAGCTATAGCAGCTGTAGCGGTTCTTGTAGACATTATACTATATAGTAAATGTTGATACATAGCTTCTTCTGCTAACTTAGGTACTTTAGTATCTAAATCATAAGCTAGTCCATCAGAAATGTATTCTAATATAATTAATTTTTTACATAAATCACTTGAAAAATTAAATGTTCCTCTTCTGTAATCTATATTAAACCAACCATTCATTTGCATGTTAACAGGCTCACCGCCATATCTTTGACCATACCAAGCAAAAGGTCCACCAGGTTCACCCCACCAATCATACATGAATAAATCTGGATTTGTAAAATCATTAGGATATAAACCTGTTATATTGCTAGGATTTGATTTCTGCCATCTTTCATTTATTTGAGGTGTACCTTCAACATTATCTCCAAAATTATCTTGTACTATTTCACCATCAGCAGATTGCACTGGTGCTTCCCAAGGACTACTTGTAAGTTGAGTAGGATATATAGTGTGTTTTACACCGTTACCATCAACCCAAGATAATTTAACATAATTAACATAATCTTGCGGTATTGTTAATGAAAGGCTATCTGGTACTGTTAATTCTTGAGATTTTATACTTTTTAAAGTATCATAACTAAACTCTTGTAAACCTCGTTTAGCATGGAATATAACATCAGTTCTGTTAACTCTAGGTATTAATTTATCTTGACCAACGTAACCAACTATAAAATTATTTATTATTTCTCTTAATTTTATATATTTATAACCACCATAATTATCTTCTACAGCTTCTTCTTTTAATTGTACTTTTACATATGTACCTATGCTTTGAGCCGCTAATTCTATTCTGCTTATTGTTTTATAGCCATCTTCTACATAAGTTAATGTATAAGCTGTTATATACTCAGTCCAATTACTTATACCGTTTGGACTAGTATATATTTTAAAATTATTAAGCGTATAATCAGGATCTGTAGGTGCATAACTCGTTGTGCTACCTAAAACTAATTTAGTGTTAAATGTAAAATCATATATAGTAGTAGCTGCTACTGAAGTATATAATATCTGCGCTCCGGCGTAATACTGAAAATTATTTTCACGGATTAATCCGCCATCTGGTCTAGGCATGTGTTATGAGTTTTGCGTTTGTTGTTCTAGTTGTTGTTCTGTTTGTGCTACTTGTATGATAGTAGGATCATTTATTATTACTCCTGCATAAGCTAGTATTTGTATTATAACATTTGTTTGTTCTGAAACACTTAAATCAAAGTCAACTGAAGTGACAGAGTTATATAAGTATTGACCAACATTACCAACAGTATAGTTCCACTCTATATCTACAGGTTTAGCAATGTAAGATATAGTTACATTTGTTGCTTCAGCTGCACTAATAAGAGTTTTAGGATATACAAATATCTTATCTTTCTCATATAAATATATTGGAAAATTACTTGTGGGTTGAGTTAAGGGAGATAATAACAATTGAGTTATTTCGTTTCTTTGAGCATACTGAGTAAGCTCTGTCTCTTTATAAAAAACAGAGCCTAATCTGTATATTACATCTGTACCGTCAGCTGTTAAAGTATAATGTGCAGGAGGTCCTGCTACATAAGCCACGGTTCCAGTTCTTTGAAAATACTGTAATTGCTTTTCTATGTTTTCAACACGATTTGCATATTCAGTATCATTTTGTGGCAACCTGTACTGTTGATTTAATTTTTCAAAATAACCTTGGAATATATTTAGCTGCACCTGAGTTCCAACTTTGTTGAACTCATCAGGTGTCATATATCCTCTTTGTTGTTGGTTAAGTATTAATAAAACTGTTTTGTATACAGTATCAACATTTATTGCCATTATAATCTATTTTTATTGTTAAATAAGCTTTTTAGCTACGCTCTTATAGACTTCTACTCCTTCATCAGTTTTAAACCAAGCTGCTAATGCTGCGTATGGATTTTCATCAAAAGGAACACTAAATAGTTTTCTTTTGTTTTTACCAACAGTAAAACTTCTTTGATCGTTAGCTAATTCTATTAAACCTTGTTCTACAGCTTTGATACCAAAGTTTCTTAACTGTACATTTTCATCGTTAGCTAATTCAATAAATAATCTTGAGTTATCTCTAGCGAATTTTAACAAGTCTCTTTTTATTTCTTTTGAAGCCATTTTATTTACTTCAGAACCAATTTCAGTTCTTAATATTGCTTCTGCTTGATCTATATCTAGCATTTTAGCTATATTTAATGCTTCAATTTGATATTCTATTTCATCAACTTCATACTCTGCTTGTTGAATAGGTTTAAGCTCTCTATATCTTTTATCTCTATCAGGGTGATATAATGAAAGCATTTTTTGCAAAGCTTGTTCTTCTTTTGGAACTACTAATGAGCCATCTGTAAACATTATATGTTTTAAAGTTACCTCACCTTTTTGTTCATCTGTAAAACAAGAAGATTGATTTGTAGCATATCTTAATGCTCTTTGTGAGTTTTTATGTTTATCAAAATATAACAGAGGATATTTTTCTGTATGTCTTGATTTTATTGTATATGTTAAAGGGTTTTTATCACCTCTTAAAACATATGTTCTATCTTTTATTTCCCAACCTTCTTCAGCTGGGTTTACTTTTACTTTTTTTGTCATGATATAATATAATTAAATAAGTTAAAGGTATTGGGCGCCGAAGCGCCCTTACCTATATAAAAATTAAGCTGTAAACAATACGAAATTATTTCTAGCTTGAACACATAAACATCTTTCAGATAAGAAGTTTACTTCCATCGCGTCTAATGTAGAACTAAATGCTCCACCAACAGAACCTGTTAGCCAAGACTTCATTCTTCTATCATCAGCTTGAGAAGCTCTATATCTTACATGTAAGAAAGGTCTTCTAATGTTTGTTCCAAGTAATTGATCATATACTGTAGAAGTTCCAGCAGGTACTAATACACCATCGATGTTATCACCGTTAACAAAGTTAGCAGATCCACCTCTTAATGAAGCGTCGTTTAAGTATTTCCAAGAAGTTTTATAGAAGTCATATGAACCTCTTCTAAATCC